GATCGTCGATATCTAAGAGAACAGAGGGGCCTTCGGGCCTCTCAACCCCTTAACCAAACAGACACCGCCCAAAGGAGGGCCTTATGAAAGTTGAAGTATTCGATTTAGAAACAGACGGGTTCGTCGATGGTATGACTACGATATGGTCTTGCGGTATCGCTAACCCTGTAGACGGTGTAGTTACAACATACACAGACTACGATGATAACTACCCTTCGTTAGCTGAGGGTCTAGAAAGACTCCGCAAAGCGGACAGAGTAGTAGCACATAACCTAGTCGGATTCGACTTCTGGGCCTTACACAAACTATACCCTGACGTTATCACATTTGATAAATGCTGGGACTCAATGATCGTAGCGCAACTGCTGGACCCTGAGAGAAGGTCTCACGCCATTAAGTCGTATGGTGCCGAGATGGGTTTCCCGAAGGGAGACTTCACTAACTTCATGATGGAACCAGTAGAAGGGCAGACACGAGCAGAGACATTCGTAGAGATGTTTGAGTACATGGAACGTGATGTAGACATTAACGTCCGCATATACAACATGCTACAGCTTCAAATGAAGAAGGACCTAGTTCACGATAAGATCGACTGGAGACCAGCTATAGACTTAGAGCTTAAGACTAACTGGTGTTTATCCTTACAGGGTCAACATGGCTTCCGTCTGGACCTCGATAAGGCTAGAGATCTTGAAGGCATACTTCGTGAAGAAGCTATCCTGATTGAGCGCGAGATGCAGAATACATTCCCTCCAGCAATCATACCGACTAAGGGCAACTGGGCTTATCAGGAACATCGATGGGCCAATGTACACCCTACAGTTCCTAAGGTAGGTAATAAGACTACAGGTACCGTGAAGGGCGCGGCATACACTAAGGTCACTATTCAGCAGTTCAACGCTGGATCTAGGCCTCAGATCGTACACCGCTTGACCTCTAAGTACCCACAGTGGAAGCCTAGTAAGTTTACTAACTCTGGCATGGTCCAGATTGATGAGTCTGTACTGGCTAACCTTAAGGTTCCAGAAGCTAAGGACCTCAACCGTTACTTCCGTGTTAACAAACAGTTATCACAGATAGCAGACGGAAAGAACTCATGGCTAAAGCTAGAGAAAGACGGACGTGTCCACGGACGTGTTAAGTCTGTTGGTTGTCGTACCCACCGTATGTCGCACTTCTACCCGAACATGGCTCAGGTCGATAAGAAAGACCACCGTATGCGCGAGGTCTGGGTGGCTGACGAGGGACATAAGCTAGTAGGTTGTGATGCTTCAGGCCTAGAGCTACGTATGCTCGCTCACTATCTTGCTATATGGGATGGTGGTAGTTATGCGGAAGCTGTTATCCACGGTAGTAATGCTGAAGGTACAGACGCTCACACTAGGACCAAGAACCTCGCAGGTCTGTATGATCGTAATTCAGCTAAATCACTAATCTACGCCTTCTTGTATGGCGCAGGTAACATGAAGCTGGCCGAAGTATGTGCTATCGACGCTAAGGCCGCAGGTCAGAAAATACCAGCTATCAATCATAAGAACGGGAAGGTAACACGCGATAAGTTGATGCGTGGTATTACTGGATTAGAAAACATCATCGCAGTTAGTCAAGACCGCGATAAACGTCAAGGATGGCTTAAAGGCCTAGACGGTCGCAAGATCAAGACTAACGGACAACACTCAGCACTTAACACACTCTTACAGGGTGCTGGTGCTATCGTAATGAAACAAGCACTCGTAGAGTTCCACTTCGACATCATGCCTAAGCTAGGTCTGGTCGATGAGAACTTAATGCCTGTAGGTTGGAATTACGTAGCTAACGTCCACGATGAGGTCCAGATATCGTCCTCCCCTGAGATAGCTGATCAGGTCGGTAAGGCATTCGAGGAAGCAATCAGACAAGCCGGTGTAGCCCTTAAGCTCAGATGTCCTCTGGACGGTGAAGCTATGCAGGGTAATTCATGGGCAGACACTCACTAAGGGGAAGACTATGCGTACAGCATTATTAGATGCAGATGTAATATGTTATCAAGCCGCCGCTAGTGCTCAGAGAGACTACGGCGAGGAGATATGGAGTGACATAAAAGGTGCCATAGCGGACGCGGAGGCCCAGATCTTTAAAGAGATGGAGATGGCTGACTGCGAACAGGTGATATTAGTATGGTCCCCTAAGAACGGGTCTAACTGGCGTAAGCTGGTTATGCCCATGTATAAGATGCACCGGAAATCCACCCCCAAGCCTATATGTTACGGAGAACTAAGAGACGAGATGTCTAAGAGATTCGATAACGTATCTGTGGACTGGCTAGAGGGTGACGACATATTCCACATGTTACAAAAGAAGATACCAAACAGCGTAGTCGTGAGCATAGATAAAGACATGTTCACACTACCAGATGTTGAATACCTTAGGCCTCACACTATGGCATTCCCCACCTACACCTCAAGAGACTACGCAGACTACTACTGGTTATACCAAGTGCTGATAGGAGACTCCACTGATGGGTATAAGGGATTATTAGGAACAGGTCCAAAAAGAGCAGAGAAGCTCCTAGCAGAGTTCATGTATGTGGGTATTGACGATAACGGTCAAGCTACCCACGACTTTGATTTCGATGGAGCATGGAACGCTGTAGTAAACGCATACAGAGAGAAGGGTCAGGACAACTGGCTAGAGCAGGCTCAGATGGCTCGTATTCTCAGAGAAGGCGATTATGACAGTAAAAATAAACGAGTACGCCTATTTAATCCTGATAAGGAGGAATGGCTAGAGCTACCAAAGTCAAAATAGTAGCACCGCGCAAGCCCACGTCATACGTGGGTTTCACTTGTAACGAAAAAAGTCCCATACAGAAGAGAGAAACTCGATTTTTTAGGTGACTGGTAGGACTTTAGTATGTGGTCTGTACGCACTACTTAGCGTTTCCCTACGCCCTAATCTTCAACATATAGCAGAGACCGCCTAGGTATCTCTGCGTCCTAAATGACCCTGAGTGATTCGTTCTCTCAGGGTTTTTTTATCTACAGTCTGAGGAGGCTAAGATGACTACTATTATCGCTTTAACAGGTCCAGCAGGATGTGGTAAGGACCTAGTATCTAATATTATGACAACCCAGATGCTACGCAGAGACCCTGATGTCAAGTTACGATCTCTATCGTTTGCATCTCCAATAAAAGAGGCTGTATCAGCAATCTTAGGTTGTCGAGTCGAAGACTTTGAGGACAGAGAGTTCAAAGAAGGATCACTTCTTGATTCTCATGATTTAGACACATCCCCACGCCGCATGATGCAATTACTGGGCGACGAGTTCGGCAGGCAACTAATAGACGACCAGATTTGGATTAAGATAGCAGAACAGCGTCTTAATACCGCTGAGGATCAAGGCGTGGACTTTATGTTCATAACCGACTTACGCTATGAGAATGAGCAAAAGTGGATCTTAGAGAATGGTGGTGTCGTTTTATACATCGATAGGAAGGATGCACCGCCTGTTACTACACACGCCTCAGAGTCAGGACTTTCTAATCCACCCTGTTTTGTTATTGATAATAATGGAACTATTGATCATCTTCGTAATGAGGCTATGGAGATGGTTACTATATTACAGCCACTTCAACCACAGCGAGTATCTATAGATCAGTGTACGCCTGCCGAGTGGGACCGTGCCAGTAGAGCCTGCCTGTAGTGGCCCGTAGTGCTCCTAGTGCATGTAGTACCCCTATGTGTCCTAGTATGGCTACTAAGGGTACCCTATGTGACCCCTGTAGAAAGGAGAAGCTAACCACCTACAGGGATTCCCCAGAGAGAGCAAGGCTAAATAAGTTCTATGCATCTCCTCTATGGCGTAGGCTATCTCAGAGAGTACGTAGAGAGTCCCCCCTGTGTGTCAGGTGTATAGCGCAGGGTCTCACTGTAGTAGCAGACATAGTGGATCACATACTACCTGTACGCACACACTGGGATAAGCGGTTCGATAAGACTAACCTACAGCCTCTATGTCATAGCTGTCACAACAAGAAGACGGCCTCTGATCGTAGGAGCTAATATAAGCCATTCTAAGCGACTTTATATTATACAACATAATAATATATACCCACGCTATAGAGTGGCTTAGAGGACCTCCTATGGGCAGGGGGGTGGTTACATAGGTACCATGCGCTCTCTGTGGAAGCGCCGCCCAGTCAGTCTCTTGTAATGCCTAAATGAGACTTTTTTTTTGCGGTCACAAATATAGTAAAAATAACTAATAAACCCTAATTCTATCGGAACTTACCCGATAACGGAGGGATATCTAGAGATAGACAAAAACAAGGTAAACAGGCCCAGAGACACGCCTGAGACCCTTGGGGCATCTAACCTAGCCTCAGAGCCTCTGCTCTTAATCTTTCAGATATCGTAATCGCTAGTTTGCGGATCTAGCACAACCCCGACCTCCTCACGGGGAGCCGACATGTCTCCTCGGCCCCAAACCGCCCTTACTTTTGTGTCTTGGCCTTGATGGCTCTGCACGACCCTAACCGATTCCATAAAGTCCATTAAGATCTGAGGAGGTAATCATGGCCGGAAGAAAACGAAAACCAGAAGCCCTTAAGAAGCTAGAAGGAACATTTAGAAAAGATAGGGCAGGCGACTCCCTGTCCCTACCTGCCGGAATGCCGGTTAAGCCATCATGGGCGGATCATGACCCTATAGCCTCAGAGCTATACAATCAGGTGGCAACGCACTGTTACTCTATGGGTGTAGGTACTGAGGTTGATGCTATAGGTTTTGCACTGTTAGCCGATCAACTTTCTATGTACTTACGGCTCAGGGCCTTAGTGTCTGCTGATGGACCTATCATAGAGTCTGAGGGATCTACGGGACAAGTAAATCAAAAGCCACATCCAGCCCTCGCTCAGATGAATACGTCGTACACAAACATTATTAGGTTAATGACTGAGTATGGCCTTACCGCCGCCGCTAGGACTAAAGTAGATGCCTCTAAGCCAATCGAGGTCGATTCTTTTGATTCATTTTTGGCTGGTTAAAAATAAAAGTAACTTTGTGTTATAAAGTTGTTGACATACGTGTGTGAGGCCCTATAATGGGCCCCATACACAGCAACTTAATAACTAAAGGATACTTAACATGGCTAAAGCAACTCACTCAGGAACTTGTCAGATCTGTGGATGTCACCAGAAGCTACCTAACGGAAAACTATCTAAGCACGGCTACACAACTCGCTGGGGATTCTTTGAAGGCGTATGTGACGGAGCGCACCACCTACCATTTGAGCAGTCTACTGATCTTATCGAAGACATGATAGTTATGGTAAAAGCTCAGATCGCCAGCCTTCAAGACTTTAAGGCTCGCACACTAGCAATGACAGATGCCTGCATGGTACAAATAAAATGGCACGACAGACGTATGGGAAAGTCCCATTACCGATGGGTTGAAGCACCTATCGATACTATGTCAATAGGTGGATGGGGTGTTACCGAGTTAGAGTCTAGTTACACTGAAGAGCACTACATGCATTACTCTAAAGAGACTTTTAAATGTGCTTACATTCATACGGGCCGTACTCAAGAAGATGACTACATACAGCGTCCAGATTTGGAAGAGTTAGTGAAAAGAGCTAACGCAGAATACGTAAAGGCTGTTACAGACCGAAGACTCACTGAGATGGCTGACTATATAACGTGGCAAGAGAAGAGAGTAGCCGAATGGGTAGAACAACCACTGACACCAGTAACCAAATAACAAGAATAGGCCCTTCGGGGCCTTAAAGTACAGTAACTTAATAACAAGGATTAAATCATGAGAGAACAAATTACATATGTCTGGTGTGAAACTGCACGACGCTACGTAGCACCTAAGCCAGTAGCCGCTAAGCCAGAAGTTGAACCTTCACCTAAGAAGAAGCCAGCCAAAACGAAGGCGGATAAGTAAGCCCGTAGGAGACACAACATGTCACAGACTGACACTACGGGCTGGCAGTATGCAGAGCGTGTGGTGTCAGGTGACATACCTGCCGCAAAGCCTCTGCAATATGCTTGCACCCGTGCGATAGAGGATCGCAAAAACCACACTGGTAAAGATACCAAATTCTACTATGATTCAGATGCCGCTAACCGCTGTATTAAGTTCTTCGGATTCTTAAGGCACCTGAAAGGACCACTAGCTAACCAACCCCTAGAACTAGCAGACTGGCAGATCTTTATTATCTCCCAGCTATATGGCTGGATGCGAAGTTCTGACGGCTACAGACGCTACCGTACAGCGTACATTGAAGTTCCACGTAAGTCTGGAAAGTCTACATTTTGTTCAGGACTATCCCTATATGGTCTGATAGCAGATCGGGAGAGCGCGGCTGAGTGCTATGCCGCCGCGACTACTAGGGATCAAAGTCGTATCGTACATGGGGACGCTCAGGCTATGGTTAAGAAATCACCACAGCTTTTACAGCACCTTAAGGTACATAGGTCAGCAATACTGCACGAGGCTTCCGGCTCTAAGTTCGAGCCCTTATCATCTGATGCTGGTTCACTAGAAGGACGTAACCCCAGCTTCTCCGTAGTCGATGAACTCCACGTTCATAAGACCTCAGAGATCTGGGATGTACTTAACGTCGCATCTGGTGCACGTGCTCAACCTATTATCTTCGCTATCACTACCGCTGGTACTAATAGAGAGGGAATATGCTACGAGTTACGTGAGTACTGTATGAAAGTTATCGATCCACACCTCGACGTAGAGGACGACACGTTCTTCGCGGCCATATGGACTATCGATGCTGACGACGATTGGCGAGATCCTGAAGTCTGGAAGAAAGCCAATCCGAGCTATGGTATATCCGTATTCCCAGACGATCTAGAGCGTATGGCTAGACAAGCTATGGAGTCACCTAGTGCCGAGACTAACTTTCGGACTAAGAGACTTAACCAGTGGATGTCTAGTTCTGCCGCATGGATTACTTCACAGGATTGGGATGCTACCAGTGGCGAACGACCACCTATAGAACAGTGGGCAGGTAAGCCGTGCTATATAGGTCTTGATCTAGCATCTGTATCTGACTTCGCGTCTATGGCGCTTATATTTGTAGAGGATGGGAAACTGTACCCCTACGTTCAACATTATCTGCCTGAAGACACCGTTAGCAATGCTACTGGCTTCATTGGTGCAAAGTACCGCGAGTGGACTAACGCTGGCTACATTACAACTACCGAAGGCAATATCACGGACCTCAGCTTTATTGAGCAAGACGTGTTAAAAGCTATGGGAACTTATAATGTGCGAGAAATAGCCTACGATGCCTATGGTGCGACTCAGCTATCAGCCTCCTTAATTGAAAAGGGCGCTCCGATGGTTAAGTTTGCTCAAGGTATTATGTCTATGTCTGACCCCTCCAAAGAACTTGAGAAAGCAGTAAAAGCTAAGAATCTAATACACGGCGGCGATCCCGTTTTGTCTTGGATGTTGAGTAATTGCGTTCTGTACGTGGACCCTAACGATAATATCAAAATAAAAAAGGAAGGCGAGAAGAACAAGATTGATGGCGTTATCGCTTTAGTTATGGCCCTAGGCCGTCTAAAAGTTAATGGCGGCCTAGAAAAGGACGTATACCGCAGTCGAGGAATCCGCACCCTATAACAAACTAACAGGAGGCCACTAATGGCTTTATTTAATTGGGGTAAGACCCAAGAGAAAGCCGCGCCCATAAGTCTGCCATTTAACAGTAGCGCACTGTCTGACTTCTTCGGGAGTTACACAGCGAGTACTAAGGCTGTTAACAATGAGCAGGCTATGAGAATGAACACCGTGTACTCGTGCGTTAAAGTGCTCTCAGACACTATGGCTACTCTACCGTGTCTGCTATACCGAGATACAGCCGCAGGTAAGGAACTACACAACTCAGCACCGCTACACAACCTAATTCTTAACAGCCCTAATGAGTATCAGACTGGTCCTGAGTTTTTCAGCTATGTCATGGTTAATCTGTGCCTGTCAGGAAACTTCTACGGCTACATTAATAGAACTAGCTCTGGCAAGGTTGTTGAGATTCTACCTCTTAAGACTGAAAACGTATCAGTACAGCAAGACTCACAGTATAACGTGGTCTATGTAGTGACCTTCGACAATGGTGATCAGGATGTTATGCGACCAGATCAGATACTCCACATTCGTGGTATGTCGATGGACGGCGTAACAGGGGTCTCACCTATTCAGTACAACGCTAACACTATTGGTGCAGGAATTGATGCTAGAGACTATGCGGCTAATGTATTCACGAACGACGCGACTCCACGCGGAGTACTGCACACTGATGGTATATTAGACGATGATTCATTCGAGAACATTAAGGCTAGTTGGAATGCCTCACATGGTGGTTTAGCTAACTCACATAAGGTTGCTATTCTTGAGCAGGGTCTCAAGTTCTCGGCAGTATCACTATCCCCTCAAGACGTACAGCTTCTCGATATGCGGAAGTACACACGCTCAGAGATCTGCGCGATGTTCAGAGTACCGCCGCACATGATTGGCGATCTGGATAGGGCTACATTCTCTAACA